CAATATCGTCATGGCCCATACTTGCACTAACTGTACCTTGATTTCCATTGGAATTTACCCTTCTTGGACCAGTTGTTAAGTAGGTTCCTGTTAAATTAACGAAACTTAGCCACCTATATGCCCCAGCAGTTACAGCAAAACTATATCTATAAACTGTGCTATTTCCCATAGACTTAGCAGATGTGTCATGCCCACCTGTAAGGCGTAGTCTTGGTTTAAATCCTAAAAATGCTCCGTCTGCTAATTTATCCAAATCTTCGCCACTTGTTGCTGTTGCTCCTTGATTCTCAGCATTAGCAAAATCAGTATCTAACGAAAAGCCAAGTATTCCATAAGTAGCGGAAGTTCCTCCCGTAGCATCGGCTTTTTTTGTTAAAGCATTAATTGAAGAACCCACCATTCCCGAAGAGACTAATTGCGTTCCGTCTTCTATTGAATACCTATCTAAGAAAATAGGTAGCCAGTTTTGAATAAGTAAAGAATCTCCGCTAGCCGCACCACTTCCAGAAACAGTAGTTAGGTTATCAATTAGTTCAAGATATTTAGAAGAGTGAGTGTTTGTTGTATTGGTGCTCATTAAACTAGAAGAACCACCAATGTTTATTGGGAGTATTAAATTGTGTTTTCTATTTGCATTATTCCCACTAACGCCTAAATGCGTACCAAATGTCGCTTCCCATTCGTTCTGTGAATATCCATTACCAGCACCATCCGAACTTGCAGCCTTATTTAAAACTACGCCTTTATGCATATTAATTTTATCATGTCTGTTAATAAAAGAGTCTCCATCACTCACGCCTGAAAGTGTTGCCTGTTCAGTTAATGTAATTTTATAAATGTTGTTAGTTCCAGTATTGTGAGAAATACCATTAGTATTATATCTATTTTCAACTAAATCAACAACACCATCCGTACTCGCTCCATCAGCAATTCCAATAAATCTTCCATATTTATCTAAAATTAAATCTCCATCAGCAACAGTTACATTACCTGTAAAGGCTAATTTAGTTTTATCATTGTCTTGGTTTGCGTGTAAAGTTCCTAAGTTAGTTGAATGGCTGTGAGAAAAATAATAAAATAAAGGTATTCCTGTTTTTTTATCCGGTGGATTTTCTGGGTCAAATTGATTAAATGCCCAATCAAAACATAGTTCGGTTAATCTCATCATTCCAAATCTATTCAATTCTGGAAGATTTTTGGTAGCAGAAAGAATAGAAGCAGAAGAATAATCACCATCCTTAAAAGAAATTCTGTCAGTTTGTATGCCTTCATTATCTTTCAATTCAGACGAATTACTTTTAGATGTGTCATTTAGTGCTAGTAAATTGTAATTTTCTATTTTCCTAGTCTGTCCCGAATAAAGAAGGCTGTCCTTTCTAACTGAAGAATATGGTTCCAAATCAGAGTTGATGAACAAAAACATCCTTGATATTTTCGGGTCTGGCTGAAATAATAAATCCTTTACTGCAAATGGTGTTTTTTCATGGCTTGAAGAACTTGACTCATGGTTAGTATTAGGCAAAAAATGAAAATTTGTAAATGGAAGGCTTCCTCCTGTTACCTTAACATCAAAGAAATTTGAACCACTTGGAGGCAAATTTCCCCTACTTTCAATAGGAAGGTGCTTCCAACCATTTTTATCAAATTTACCAGTACCTATTAATTCTCTTTTTAATCCACTATCTATATAGAACGCAGGATTAAATTTATAAGAAGATGCATAATATGGAATTTTACTTACTTTATCATTGTAAATAGGATTAACTGACTCACTCTCCACAGTAAGAGTTGGTCTTATTGGAGAAACATTACCCCTTTCCATATTAATAATTCTATAATAAGGGCTTCCGAATCTATCTGAATTTGTTAACGAATAATTCCCTGCACCATATCTTAAAGGGAAATCCAAGGGTAATGTCTCTCCCGAATTTCCTCTAACTGAATTTAATAATGTTATTACTTTACCACCGTGTAGGTGAGCACCATTTAGTAATGACAATTCATGAGTTAATTTACTACTTTCATAAAGGAGAGAATTTGCTTCTTCGTCGGTTAGCACTGAAACTGTTTTATCAACTGGGCTATCAATTATTCTGTCAACATATACATAAACATCAGTACCATTACTTTGTAGCACTGCCATAGTCATAAAGCCAACGAAAACACTATCAATATATATTGCCTTACCATGATATTTTCTAGGACTACTAATAGTGGATAAAACAAGCGGTACGCCACTATTCAAAGCGGAAGAAGAAACTGTCATTTTAATATATCTTTGTCCTGTCATTCCTGTTGAAACAGTTCCTAGAGAAGTAAAGGTAGTATCTTGGGTGTTTGCATAATTAATATCCACTCTTCCTAATGATAGTGGAATGTGTGGAGCAATTTCAACAACTTGATTTCCATTAACCTCTTTAATAGAAAGGATATTAAAATCAATTAAAGTATTTACTGTATCAAAAGTTGCATACGATTTACTTGAAGCATTATCGTCTAATCTTGCTTGGAAAAGATTGTCTGATTTCATGCTCTTTGCTTCACTTAAATAATATCCTCTTGATTTTGGATTAGTAGTATTTATAGAAGATGGTGGAAGAGAAACAGTTTCGACGCCATTTACTAAAGTAGTTCCACTTTCAAAGAAAAGACCTTTATTTGCAGAACCGTAAAGACTAGTAGCAGAAGGAACAAAAGCATTGGAAGACAATGCTTTATTAAACACGGTATATTTCGATAATGCCTTAAATGCCTCCTTAGTTGCTACTTGTGCTCTTGAAAAATTAACAAATTCATAAGTAGTTCCGCTACCCGAAGCAATTTCTCCTAAGAATAAAATTGCACCACTTGTTGACTTTGCAAATATCTTATCACCAGCAGATAAAGAATGGCTACCAGACAATACCAAATCATTATCATCAAAATTAGTTGTAGCATTTACTCCCAACGCTGTTAGTCTATTATATGGGCTGTTTGTCGAATACACAATATCTTTTGAGAATAATGTATTCTTTTCAATAATTGGGTCAAGTAATTCTTTAAGTTTATCAGCACCACTAACATTCATAATGGTAGCACCATCAACCTTTTCCTGTTTGAGATTTGTAATCCTACCATTTAGTTTTTCATTGTAAATCATATACTGTCCAAACATTTTATCTAATGCTGATTTTGTTTCATAGCCTTGATTAAATAAAGACAAAGTTAATAATCCAGTTTGAGAAACATAAGAAGTAACGGTTGCTTCTAATTGAGAAAACTCATCGCTGATTAAAGAAACTGATAAACTGTCTTGTCTGCCATCAATCATTTTCATTCCAGTTAAAAGAGTACCGTCTGTTGTATTCCATGCCCTTCTGTAAATTATAGTGTCTTCTGGAATAGAAGTCAATACAGAACTGATACTAAATGCAGAATCAGTTTCTAATCTGCTTTCTTGATAAAATCTTAATGTGGTTGCGGTCACATCAAATACTATCATAACTCTAGAATTAATCAAAACTTCATCCCCGTTATTTAAATAAATTTGTAAATCAACAGGAGTTTTTATTGAATATAGTGGTCTGTTGTCTGCGTTATTTGTTAAAGAATTAATAGTAGCATCAAAGGAAACCCAATCATTAAAGTCACCTCTATGAATCATTTGTCTTATTCTTAGAGCATCGTAGTTATTTACTTTCTTTGACAAAATACGATAGGGGTCGGAAATTTGTAAATCAACATAACTTGCTTTGTCACCAATAGATTCTTGAACTTCTAAATCAATAACATTAATATTAGAATTGTTTTTGTTCGGGGAATAATCATAATGTAAATATCTTTTTGGTCCTTTTGTGACATAAGCACTTGTTGATGTTATAGTGTCGTCTGTATCTCTTACAGCGTTAGGGGCAAACAAATCATAATCAGCATCGTTTTGAGATGCTAATGTAATGCCTTCGTTGCTAACATAAGTTGCTATTGCATCCTTAGTTCTAAGAACATCTGTTATAGAAGCATTTAAAGAATACTTACTGTAATCTATTACTTTTTGTGCATAGTCTGTGACTGTCACAAATGTGACTTTTTCTGCACCATCCATCGTGACGCTAGAACCATCACCAAATTTTTCCATTCTAGCAAAGTATTTTGTATTGTGGTCTAATTGATTTTTTTTATCTAAAGAATCATTAACAAACCAAAAGTGTGGTCTTGCCACTTGTAGTTCGTTTTGTAATTCTAATTTAATACCTGCTGAAAAGGCAACTCCTTTAGAAGAAGTTGCTGGTCCTTTGAATAACTTGAACTTAGTTCCTTGTGCTATTTCATTTCCTAATTTTGGCTCAAAGTCAAAGGAGTCACCTAATACATCACTAGTTTTAATTTCTGTAATTCTAGCAAAGTGGTGTTTAAGATGGTTGTCGGAATGAATTAAAACAAAGTAATAGTAATCATCTATTGTAGATGCTATGGATGATAAGTCCTTTCCCACTGAAGAAACAGTATCGAAACAATGAATATTAAATCCCTTTGTCACTGATAGGTTTTCATATTCTGCTTGCAGTGTGGCACTACTTACTATTTCGTTTATGACAGTTTCTTCGCTATCATCTGTGTATATAGCGGAATATAATACATCTGTTCCTGCGCCAAATGTTGATTGTGTAGTCATTTTGGGATTTGTAGGAACATCAAAATTATATGCACTAGTGGAGCCTGTTGCGAATAAATCTAATGTCATAGGTCCACTTCCTCAAATCTAAAGTAAAATAATGTATCGTTGTAATTAGGATGCAAAGAAGTAATAGATGGGAACCTTCTACGAATAACAGATGTTAAACACATTTCATGCATTTCTCCCATAAATTGTTTATTAGTTGCTGCTGAATCAACTCCCGTTGCACCACCGCCGGTTGCACCAATAAATAAATCTTCATCTTCAAATGAAAATGTACCGGACTGTGCGTGAGTTCCAGTCTTAACCAATAAGCCATTAAGATAGATATTTAAATTTTTAGCAGTTTCATCGTAGGTACAAGCGATATGAAATGAATTTTCAACATAGGTTGGGTCGAGATAAGTGCGCTTAAAAATTTGAGTTGTGTCTGGCAAATCCCCTACATAATTAGCAAATAGCGTGAGGGTATTAGCCGAGGCACTGACGCTAGCCACAGTGCCAATAGAGGTGTATGTAAAGCCATTTCTGACG